AGGACCCGCCGAGGGAAAGTTCGTAAGTTCCTCAATGTAGATTCGAGTGTAGCTGTGACCTTGGTATTCTTCCGCATCGGAGTCCCTTTCAAGGTAAGCGAATTTCAGACGCGTAATAACCATTGGACAGGCTCCGCTTACTCCGCAGCAATCAATAGTCAGCTTGGCTATTGGACATTTGCCAGCCAGATTCTCAACAAACGATTTAAGTACAACAGTTCCTACAACTTCGGCGTATTTGGTGACACATCGGCTCAAGTGCTGGCGCGAGTTGGCGATGTGCTGGCTACCGATGCTGATATTGTTGTTGAGTTGTCAGGCATCAACTCAGTGATTGCCGGGGAAACGGCAGCAAATATCTGTGCTCAACGACTCGCCATCTGGATCGCACTGGTAAACGCTGGCCGTCGTGTAGTGGCCGGAACCATCTGGCCTACGAGTTTTGGGCCTCTCACAGCAGCACAAGCCAAGGTACTACTACAGGTCAATCAATGGATGCGCCAAACAGTACCGCTTATCTCTGGTGTCGAACTGTGGGATTCGTTCTTTAATCTCGCAGATTTGACAAGCACGATTGCTGGCTGTGCCACAAACTGCTTCGCTTCCGACAGGTTGCACGTAGAGCGCAAAGGCGCATTCATTGCTGGAAATGACCTAGCGGCGGTAATGGAAAAAACGTTCCCAGCCGTCAGCGTATCAAGGAATGGAAGTCTAGGGCTGTCGGATATTTACGACGCCACCTATAGCCCGAACGGGAATCTGGTTGCTAATTCGTCTTTGGCTGGCACGGGGGGAACCAATGTCGGGGCTTACGCGACCGGATCAGTGGCGAATAGCTGGACAGTGTATAGACCCGTAGGTTCTACCATTGTTTGCGTGAGCGCGAAAAACACGATCACACTTGCAAACGGGCAGACCTACGACGAACAACAACTTACGATTTCATCTCCCGGTAGTGGTGCGGCTGCTGAAGAAATTTCGTTCCAGCAGGCCATTACAACTGCGGTCGGAGACAGTTTAGTTGCTGGTGCGCAGATTGATGTAAGCGCGATTTCTGGACGACTGAATTACGTTGAATCGAGAACACAGATTCAATACGGAAGTTACAACATCATAGCTCGTGATGGTTACTATTCCGGGGGTGGTGCGAACGGCCTGCCTTCGTCTTTTGCCGGATCACTTGAAACTCCGGCAGGCGTGACGCTTTCCGGCGGAACATCAACGAATACGTCAGTGGTCGTAGGGCTTGATTGCACCGTCGCTTCGTCCGTCGTTGTCAAGATCAGGCTTCCGTATGCACGTAAATTCTAATCCCCGCGATTCACATTTCAAGCATTTCTGCACGATTATTAGAAAAATTTACCCCAAATGGATATTACCGACAGCCAAATAATCATCTGGCAGCCTCAGCCAGGGCCGCAGACCGCGCTTCTGCAATGCCCTGTTTTTGAAGTCTTCTACGGCGGGGCGCGGGGTGGTGGGAAGACTGAGGCTTCGATTGGGGAGTGGCTCCAGCATTCTAACGAGTACGGGGAAGGCGCCATTGGCATCTTCTTCCGGCGGAAACTGGTCCAGCTCGCGGAGGTCATCGCCCGGACGAAGCAAATCTTCCCCAAACTCGGCGGGAAGTATAACGAACAGAAAAAAGAATGGCAGATGGCCAATGGCGCGCGTCTGAAATTCGCTTACCTTGAAAGGGACTCCGATGCGGAAGAATACCAAGGTCACAGCTACACTCGAATCTACATTGAGGAACTTACGAACTTTCCCTCGGCGGGTCCTATTGACAAGCTTAGGGCAACACTGCGTTCGGGCTCTGGTGTGCCTGTTGGGATGCGTCTCACTGGGAACCCTGGTGGTCCGGGGCATAATTGGGTAAAGAAAAGGTACATCGACCCGGATAAGCGTGGGTTCAAGATCATCACTGAGGACATGGAGATTGAGCTGGACGGGGTTAAGCAAATCGTCTCTCTGTCGCGCGTCTTCATCCCCTCGAAGATCGGGGACAACCAGCTCCTGATGCGGAACGACCCCACGTACATCCTGCGATTGCGTCAATCTGGTAGTGCGGCCCTCGTCAAAGCCTGGCTCGAGGGGAATTGGGACATTGTTGACGGAGCCTTCTTCGATGAATGGGACGAGCGTATTCATGTTCTTGATTCACAAATCATTATTCCTAAGCTGGTGCCACAGCTACTTCGCTTTCGTGCTTTTGACTGGGGCAGTGCTAAGCCTTTTAGTGTGGGCTGGTATGCATTGCTTGATCAGGATATTGGTTATGAAGATCGAGTGCTTCCGAAAGGTGCTCTGGTCAAGTTTCAAGAGTGGTACGGAGCGCAGGGCCCGAACAAGGGGTTGAAGATGACCGCGGATCTTGTGGCAAAGGGGATTGTTGAGCGGGAAAAGGGTATGCGTGTGCGGTATGGCGTCTCGGACCCAGCGATCTTCACACGTGATGGCGGCCCTTCGATCGGGGAAACGATGGCAATTCATCGCTGCACGTGGCGCCGGGCAGACAACAAACGCAAGGCCGGGGCAGAGCAACTCCGCCAACGCCTTGTCGGGTACGAAGGCGTCCCGATGCTGTACATCGCCGACTGCTGTGAAGACACGATCCGCACCCTGCCCGTCCTCCAGCACGACGAAACCGACCCCGAAGACGTCGACACCGAGTCCGAAGACCATGCTTACGACGAAACGCGATACGCTGTAATGTCCCGCCCTTGGATTCCCCACAAACCCCTTCCCGCAGGCTCCGGCTTGCCCAAACTCCCGAACGAACTAACAATCAACGAACTGATCGAACGAAACCGCCAGAAGCGTGTTGCTGCGGCGGAATAACTTAGGAGATTTACCATGCCCCTGCCCCCTGTTGGAACACAAGCCGCCCGCGTTCTCGGATATCAGCAAGTTGCCGCCGGTGGAGCCGATGCCTCCTTCGCCCCGACTATCCCTGACGGTACGGAGTACATCGAAGTTGTCGCTTCAGCTCAGGCAATTCGCTGGCGCGCTGACGGCGTAGCCCCCTCTGCAACTGTCGGGATGCCGGTGGCTGTGGGTGTGGCGACGATTTTCTTCTTCCAATCCCTGCCGCAACTGCGTCTTATCGCCCAGGTTGCCGGCGCCGCACTCGATATCACTTACTACGGCCGATAAGGGGTTGTCATGGACAAGGTTGAGGAAAAGAAGGACGACAAAGCCGGGGAGGCCCTTGTCCAAGAGTGGATAAAGGAGCTGGATCAGGCTCGGGAACGGGAAAAGACTTACCGGAAAGAGGCGAACGAAGTCATCGGGGTTTATGAGGGGGAGAAACCGGAAACCATCCCGTTCAATATCTGCTTCAGCAACACAGAAACCCTCGCCCCGGCGCTTTACAACTCCCCTCCACGCAGTGTGGTGGAGCGACGCTTCAAGGATGATGATCCGCTGGCAAAAGCTGCTGGGGAGCTGTGCCAGCGCTCGCTTGCGTATTTCATCGACACAGACCTCGACAGCGTTGAGACGTTTGATGACCAGATTCAGTCCGCTGTGCTGTCGGCGTTGGTCCCTGGGCGTGGTGTGACCCGCTTTAAGTACGATGCAACCTTCTCCAAGACCGAGGGGGAAGTTACCGAGGAGAACCCTGAGCCGGAAGAGGTAGAAACTCTTGAAGGTGAGATGGTTTGCGGCGAGAGTGTGGCCTGGGATCGCTTCCTGCACGGATTTGCGAAGCGCTGGAAGGACGTTCCATGGGTTTCCTTCGAACACGACATGACGCGGGAAGAGCTTGTCGCCAATTTCGGGGACTTCGGAGAGAGGGTGGAGCTGGTCAAGCTCGAAGACTCCGGGGATTCGGAAAAGCCTTTGTTCGGGAGCCGCAAGGAAGATTCCAAAGGTGTGCCGCTGGGTAAGGTGTACGAAATCTGGCACAAAGAAAAGCGTGAAATCCTCTTCATCTCTCCGGGGTATCCGGAAGGCCCTCTGAAACGCTTGTCGGACAAGCTCAACCTTACAGGCTTCTTCCCGATGCCAAAACCATTGCAGCTTCTCAAGCGCGTCGACTCCATGACCCCGCTGGTCTTGTACTCCTTCTACAAGGAACAGGCCAAGGAACTCAACCGCATCACGATCCGGATCAACAAGCTGATCGTTGCGCTGAAAGTCCGCGGGCTGTACGATTCCACGGTGGAGGGGATTGATAAGGTCCTGAGCGCTGACGATAACACCATGATTCCTGCGGAAAACGTCGCCGCGCTGCAGCAGGGACAATCGCTGGAAAAGGCGTTCTTCCTCTTGCCGATTGAGAAACTGATCGCCGTCCTCCAGCAGCTCTACACCCAGCGCATGCAGGTCAAACAGGTTATCTATGAAATCACGGGGATCGCTGATATCATGCGTGGGTCCACCCAGGCTTCGGAGACCCTCGGGGCGCAGGAGATCAAGAATCAATGGGGTACGCTGAGGCTCAAGCGGGCGCAGAAAGAGGTCATGCGGTATGTGAGAGATTGCCTGCGCATTGTCGCGGAGATCACCTCGACGAAGCTGGCCCCGCAGACCCTCAAGGCAATGACAGGGGTTCAGTACCCACTGGCCGCCGAGAAGCAGCAAGCTCAAATGCAGGTGCAGCAACTCCAGCAACAGCAAATGGCGATGCAGCAACCGATGCAGCCTGGAATGCCGGCGCCACCCCCTCAGCAGCCGCAAATTCCCTCGCAGTTGCAGCAAATGCTCTCGCTGCCGACGGTTGAGGAGCTCAAAGCCTTGTTGTCGGATGATATCCAGCGCTCCTACAGGATCGACATTGAGACGAATTCGACGATTGACGCTGAGGCTACGGAGGATAAGAAGGATATCTCCGAGCTGATGAACGCGATCGCCCAATTCCTTAACGGGGTTGCCCCGGCGGTTGAGCAGGGAATCCTCCCGTTCGAAGCAGCGAAGGCCATGCTTCTTGGAGCCGTGCGCCGATACCGCTTCGGCTCTGACGTTGAGGACATGATCAAGGCAATGCAGCCGCCGCAACCCAAGCCCACTGAACCTCCGGACCCGACGAAGTCCCCGGAGTACCTGCAAGCGCAAACACAGGCCATGGGGCAGAAGGCACAGTTCGATGCCGAGGCACAACAGCTTGACATGCAGGCGCGACGGGAGGAACACGCAGCGAGAATGGAAGAGATCGCGGCTAAGCGACAGGAAATCATTCTCAAAGGCCAAGTGGCACAGGCACAGGCACAAGCAAAGCTGCAACAACTTGCCATGCCGAAACCCGCCGGAATTACTAAACCGTAATACATGGGGATTATCATGCCAGTTTACACATACAAGTGCACTGAATGTGCCAAAAAGTTCGACAGGTTCCTCAAACTCGCACAGTTTGATGAGCCGCAATCCTGTGCGTGTGGGGGGAGGGCAGAGAGGCAGGTTGTCGCCCCCTTCATTCGCCCGGACTATGCCCCTTACGACTGCCCGATCACAGGTAAGCGGATTGAGGGGCGGAAGGAACACGAGGCGAATCTCGCTGCCCATGGCTGTAGGCTGCTCGAACCTGGGGAAACCTCGCGAGCAGCGGTTGCGGCCAAGGCTGAGGAAACCTCGCTGGAAGATAAACTGGCGGAGAGCGCTGCAGAATTCGTGGCAACACTCCCGCCGGCGAAGCAAGAGCAACTGGCCTGTGAACTCTCGCATGGCCTTGACGTAGAAATCACACGCATTTAACCAAGGGGAACGAGATGGACGAGTTAGACATGAACGCAGCAGTAAATGACATCGGCAGCGGCCTGGGCTTTGATGTTGATGACAACAAAATCATTGAAGGGGAAAGTCATGTTGTGGACGATATTGGTGATCTGGGTGATTCTGGCACTGCTGGCGATGCTGTCAAGCCTGAAAGCGGAGAAACCGACTCGGCTGCAGAAGGAACGGGAACTGATGGCACGGAGACTCCTCCTGCAGGGACAGCGCCCGTCGCACCCCGCACTTGGAGGCCAGAAGCCGCAGCGGCATTCGCATCGCTTCCCCCGGTAGTCCAGGCTGAGGTTCTCAAACGCGAGGAAGATATTTTTAAAGGCATCGCGTCGTACAAGGAAGCTGCCGACTTCGGAAACTCCATGAAGTCTGTCCTCGACCCGTATCTTCCGGTCCTGCAACAATACAACATTCGTCCGGATGCGCAAGTCGCCGACATGATGCAGGCGCACTACACACTGGCCTTTGGCACTCCGGAGGAAAAACTTGGCCTCGTCCAGCGCATCGCCAAGGACTATGGCATCCCTCTCGGACAACAGCCGGCCGCCGACACCCCTGTCTGGGTTGACCCACAAGTCGAGGCCTTGCAAAAAGAGCTTCAAGCTATAAAATCCACCCTATCGAAGACGGAAAGCGTGCAGGTCGAGCGCCAAAAGGCGGAAATAACCCAACACGTTCAAGCCTTCGCTAGTGACCCTAAGAATGTGTACTTCGATGAGTTGGCAAACGACATTGCTCACCTTCTCCGTACCGGGGCCGAAAAGAGTGTTGAAAGTGCTTACGAGGCCGCTATCTGGCGTAACCCTGTGACCCGTGCTAAGGAAATTACCCGTCAACAAACGGAGCAAGCCGAGGCCTTACGGAAAACGGAGCAGGAACGCGTCAAAGCAGCCAAGGAAGCGACGGAAGTAAACGTCAGATCGAAAGCGAAGACGAGGGGTGCAGCGACTCCAGTCGGAACCATAGACGACACCTTAAATGAAACGTTGGCCAAAATAATGGCCAGAACAAACTAACTTTAGGAGTCTGTGATGCCCTCACCGAATACAGTTTTTACCGAACTTGTCACCACGACCTTCCGCAAGCATGCGAAGGACATTAAGGACAACGTCTCGAAGAACAACGCCCTCTACGCCCGCTTGGGTAAGAAGGGTATGACCCGCAAGGAAGACGGCGGTCTGACCATCGTCTGCCCGCTGGATTACGCGAACAACTCCACGTACCAGCGCTACTCCGGCTACGACGTACTGAACGTTGGTGCTTCCGACGTCATCAGCGCGGCGGAATACCAGTGGCGCCAGATCGCTATCAACATCGTGGCCAGTGGCCTTGAACTCCGCACGAACAGCGGCGGTTCGCGGATCATCAACCTCGTCAAGTCCCGCATGAAGAACGCTACCCGCACGTTCAAGAACAACTTCTCTGCCGACCTGTACTCCGACGGAACCCTGCCGAACCAGATCAACGGTATCCAGGCTTTGGTGTCCGACACCGGCGCCGGCACAGTTGGTGGTATTGACTCCAGCGCGTGGGCTTTCTGGCGTTCGATCGTGCAATCCGCGGCAGCTCCGTTGCAAGGCGGTGGTGCAATCACCCCGAGCGCGGCGACCATCGAATCCCTGATGCTCCCGTTGTGGCTGGCCCTTGTTCGTGGTGATGACCAACCGGACCTGATCGTTGCTGACAACAACTACTTCACCTTCTACGAGCAGTCGCAGACCTCGCTCAAGCGCTACACCGGCGATGGTGATTCCGCTTCCGGCGGCTTCGTCTCGTTGAAGTACAAGAAGGCTGATGTGATCTTCGACGGTGGTTCCGGCATCCCGCTGAATCGCATGTACAACCTCAACAGCGACTACATCGAGCTGGTCACGCACAATGAAGCAGACCTCACGGTCATGGACGAGATGAAGCCTTACAACCAAGATGCAGCGGTTGTGCCGATTCTCTGGATGGGTAACCTGACTTGCTCCAACCGCAGCCTGCAGGGTGTTCTGAAGGCTTAAAAGGTTTCGGCGGGGGATTACTCCGCCGTAATCTGCGCACATTTCATTCACAGTTTCAAGGAGATTTATCATGCCCGGTCAAGCAGCTTATGGTGCAGGTGTTGGAAACTACGGCCTCACCCTCTCTCAAATCCCCGACACTACGCAGCGCGAAGTGCTCGGGACCATCATCACCGCTTGCGATCCTGTTTGGGGTGGAGTTGAACTGATCTACGCTCGTGCTTCGGCCAGCATTCGTGCATTTGGTCTGGTGTCACTCTTGTCCACGTGGGATGCCACCATCAGTGGTTTCCGTATGGATGCTACCGAAGTCGCTAACACGGCGAACCTCGGGCGCAACTTGGCGGTTGCCATTGCCCCGATGACAGTTGGGCAGTATGGCTGGTTCACGATCAGCGGTAACACGCCAGTGAATTGCTCCGCCTCCGTCGCCGCCGGTACGACCTTCGGGATCGCTGCCGCTGGGCAAGGTGGTGCCAACTCCGCAGGCAAGCAGGTCCTCAACGCGGTTATCAGTGTTGCGGCTTCGCAGACGCAGGTCAAGACCAACTGTATCGCCGCTAACGGTTCCACGGTGTTGCAGGTCCCGAATAGCGATGGTTGGTTCATCGGGGCTTACCTCTCTGGCACTGGTATCGCAGCCACCACCACTGTCACCGCAATCGATCCGTCAGGGCGTTTCATCACCCTGTCGCTGGCTACCACAGCAGCTGTCAACGGGTCCGTCACGGCGACTTACAACAACTCGACGATTTTCTACAACATCGCCACCATCAGCCGTCCGTTCGCTCAGGGCGCTATCACCTAAAAGTTGCCGTTCCCCACGGCCTTTCCTCAGGACTTCGGTCCTGGGGTTTTTTGGGGAGACAAGAAATAGTTATCAATTTTTGTGGGGAACTGGATCATGGAAGCTTTAAAAGAACGCCCGCCTTACGTCACGTTTGAACTTCGCGCAGTCGAAGATCGTGCCGCCTCTATCGCCGAAGGACACTACGTCTCCAAGGACGTCGCCTACGCCCTTATCACCCCGTCAGGCAGCAAGGACCGCATTGAGCGTATTGTTGAAGACTGGTTTGACCAACTCTCCGCCAGCGTGCAGGAAGAGCGCTTCCCTCGGGAATGGCTCAAGGCCTATCAAGGCGCCTACGAGGATTGGAAGGCCGGAAACGCCCCGCTGCTAGTCGGGACCGACGTCAAGAACTGGCCGGTGTTAAGCCCCTCGCAGGTCAAGTTGCTGGTGGATCTTGGTATTCGCGCGGTCGAAGACCTGGCCGTGGCTAACGAAGAAACGATCTCCCGCCTTGGTATGGGAGGCCGCGCTCTCAAGCAAAAGGCTGTCGAATGGCTCTCCAGCGCCAAGGACACCGGCAGGCAGGTCGAGGAAATCACCGCGTTACAGATCGCCAACAAGGAACTCACCGAGCGAAATGAAGCGATGATGCAGCAGCTTACCGAACTCGGCCAACGCCTCCAGTTACTCGAAGGCGGCAAACCCACCAAGCTCTAACCCTTAAGGAACCGAAATGACCCTTCTCGATCTCACAAAGCAGTTTTGTAGCCGGACGGGGATTCCGGTTCCTTCCTTCGTTGTCGGAAACAGCGACCCGCAGATCGTCCAACTCCTCGGGCTTATTGGGGAAATCCTCGAAGATCTGACAAACCGCACACGTTGGTCAGCCTCTACCCATGAGGCTGTTTTCACGACGGTGGCGGCGGAAAACCAAGGCTCCCTCCCAACCCTAGCCCCAAAGGGGTTTAAGTGGGTTGTCAAAGACACCTTCTTTGACCGTACGCTCCGCTTGCCTCTCTTCGGTCCGGTCACGGCAGCGCGCTGGCAGTCCATCAAAGCCTTACCGAACATCGGCCCTTACTACAAATACAGGATTGTCGGCGGAAACCTTCTCTTCAACCCCATTCCCCCGGCAGGCCATATCTGCGCCTTCGAGTACGCTTCCTCCTATCTCGTCCTTGCCGTCGATGGGATCACCTACAAGGCCTTCCCCACTGTCGACGATGACTCTTTCCTCGACGACACACTGGTCTTGGCGGGCCTCCGTTGGAAGTGGAAGTACGAAAAGGGGCTCGACTACGCCGAAGACTTCCGCCGGTTCGAGGAACTCGCGGACAACACCAAGGCTCGCGAAGGCTCGGCTCCGACGATCGACCTCGCTGGCGAGCCCATCTCCGCACAGCCTGGAATTTTCATCTCTCCCGGAACTTGGCCTCTATGATCAAGAAAAACCTTGTTACACGGTCCCAACGCGGGCAGCGCGCGGTTTCCACCGACTCCGTGCAAGCCCCTGTTGGCGGCTGGAATGCCCGCGATCCGGAAGCCGCGATGCCAAAGGAAGACGCGATCTGGCTGGAAAACTGGTGGCCGGGGACGGCTGATGTCACGGTACGGAAGGGTGCGGAGAAGACCAGCACCGGACTCTCCTCCGCCGTCACGTCCCTGATGGCTTACAACTCCCCGACGACCAAGAAACTCTTTGCTGCCACGACCATCGGGATTTACGACGTTACTGCTGGCGGGGCTGTTGGCGCCGCAGTCAAGACAGTCACCGACGGAAAGTTCTGCCACGCAATTTTCCCTGCTCTCGGAGTCACCGCGCTCTTGGCTGTCAACGGCGTCGACAAGCTCCAGATGTACAATGGTACGACGTGGCAGTCAATCGACGGGACAACCTCCCCGGCAATCACAGGCGTTGCCACTGACAGGCTCTCCAATATCTGTGTGTTCAAGCGCAGGGTGTGGTTCGTGGAAAAGGATACGCTCTCGGCGTGGTACCTGCCGGTGAATCTCATCGGTGGAGCGGCGCTTGAGTTCCCCATCGGCCAGCTCTGCCCTCGTGGAGGCCATCTCGTTGCAATGGCTGCATGGACCATAGACTCAGGCAACGGCGCAGATGATAACCTCGTTTTCATCACCTCTGAGGGGGAGTGCGTAGTCTACAGCGGCACAGACCCGAACTCAACCACAGGGGACTTCAAACTCGTGGGTACGTACTTTTTGGGGGAACCTATTGGACGTAAGTGCTTCACGAAGTTCGGAGGGGACGTTCTGGTGCTTACTCAAACCGGCCTCTATCCCTTGTCCAAAGCCCTTCTCAGCTCCACAGTCAACCGCGCGCAGGCCCTGTCTTCGAAGATCGACAGTGTGTTTAGTCAGAGTGCTACAAGCTATGGAGCCGTCAATGGGTGGTCTGGGGAGATCTTCACCGTCGACAATATCGCAATCTTTAACGTCCCAACGGTCGAGGGTGTCCAGTCCAAGCAGCTCGTCATGAACACAATCACCAACGCATGGGCACTGTTCTCCGGATGGGATGCTTTTTGTTGGGAAACCTTCGACAAGAAGCTCTACTTCGGAGGCTTAGGCTTTGTGGCTCAGGCCCTTACAGGCTACAGCGACTACGGCAACAACATCGCTGCCCGCGCGAAGCAAGCCTTCAACTATTTCGGCAGTCGCCAAGGCAAGCATTTCACACTCTTCCGCCCAATCCTCAAGGTCGATGGAAGTGTCAATATCGACCTGAATCTAGACGTCAATTTCGAAGATACCCTCGACTCTGGCACAATCAATTTCACCCCAACCACTCCGACCCAATGGGATGTGGTGAACTGGAACCAATCCCGTTGGGTCGGAGACTATACTGCCAAAGGGGAGTGGTACACGGTTTTCAACAAGGAAGGTTTTTGCGCAGCACTCCGCTTGCGAATCGCCGCCAAGGATGTTAGAGTCGGCTGGAGTTCAACAGACTTTGCCTTTCGGCGTGGAGGGGTGCTGTGATAGTTGTCGGGGATGCTGTTGCGAGGTGGGTTGCGGAAGCTGCCAAAGTCGTCTGGACTCCAGAGTCCCGGGCTATTGGTTGGGCAGTCAAAGGAACCCTCATCTGCGGCATCATCTACGATGGTTTCACTGGTACGCAAATCGCAATGCACTCCCGCTGCGACGATGCCAGAAGGGTTTCCAGAGAGTGGCTTTTCGCCATTTTCGACTACCCCTTCCGGCAGCTCGGCGTCAAAAGCGTCACCGGCCTTGTGTCTGCCGGGAACCTAAAGGCACAGCGAGTTAATGAACATTTGGGCTGGAGGCGTGAGACGATGCTGGCAGACTATTTTCCTGATGGTGATGGTATAGTCTATAT